TCCGCGCAAGGTCGATGCAGCGCATGACCGGATGGTTAGATCTCATCACGGCGAAGCCTTCTTCTTCAACACGCTCATGGCCTGCCGCCGTGAGATCGACGCCGACTTTATGGGAGAACATCTTGAGGTGCTTGTCAGTGAGGACCGCTGCGCTGTTCATTCCAAGGAGGAGAAAGGCGAGGCTGTGCAGGGTGCGGAAGTAAACGAAGTCTTCCTCTGCATCGAGGTTGAAACGTGCGACGGCACGGTCTCTTGCCTCGTGTGCCGCCTTCCTTGTAAAACTGAAATAGCCGATGTTGGTGGGCGACATGCCACCGGCTAGCAACTCGTCTACTTTATTAAGTAGCGTGGTCGTCTTTCCGGTGCCGGGCGGACCAAAATATCTAAACATTTCCGCGCCTTAGATGGACATCGAGTTCGTAGCCCAGCGCGTCGAGGATCTTCTCGATCTTCTGGACCGAGAGCTGATGTGGCGTTTCGACATTCTCGTATTCGCACAGGGTGCGCTGCGGCATTCTTGCGATTATCGCGAGCTTTTTCTGACTGAAGCCGCGCTCCTTGCGAAGTTCGCGAAGCAGTTGGGGCCAGTTGGTTATCAAAACGGAACGTCCTCCTCGTCAAAGCGCGTGCCAAACTCCTCGTCAATCTGGGCGAAGGCCGGGATCGACCAGCAGCGCACGGTGCGGCCTTTTATACGGAACTGCTCGGCGTGTCCTCCGATGTCTCTCAGGCGCTGGGCGATCTTGTTGGAACGGTAGTCGAAGAACTTGTTGCGTTTCAGGTAGGCCTCGAAATCCTTGAGACGGAAATAGGTGCGGCCATCGTCCTCGTTGGTCCATGGGCGGCGGAGCAGGATCTCTTCCCTGTCGAGCGCGGCCTGCATGTGCGTGGTGAACTCTTCCAGGAGGTCGTAGAACTGCCCTCGGAGGCTCGTATCCTCCGGGGTCGAGATGATCGCACCCTCGGTCTGGAGCATCTGCGAGAGGAGGAGGTTGATCTGGGCTTCCCATGCAGCGCGGGTAACCGTCCTCGGCATGAAGTTGATCTGGTCCATGCACAGCATCTGGAAGCGAGGCTGGCGTTGCAAGCCCTCGGTATCGAGTTCGACCGGACTTCCATTGACATCCAAAAACCAGAGCGGCGGCTCACTGTCCATCTTGCGTAGATTGGCGATGGCTGGCGTGTTGGCCCCTCCACCGACGCCGTGCTTGCGTGAGCGGCAGAGGTCCTTGTTGCAGAAATTGATGACAGGCTGGTCGGAGCATTTGTACTGGTAGTCCTTTTTCTTGATCTGTTCGGCGACGAGGTTGACCTCTTTGAGATCCAGAGGCGGTTGCATGATCTTCTGGTTGACTTCGAGGATGCGCGTCTCCCAATCGTCGGGATGGGCCTTCCTCAAATAGACGCCAAGATTAAAGAGACCGTTATTTCGTGTGCCCTCGGGGAAGCCCTGCCGTAGCAGCGCCTGCAAACAGGGAGGACCATCGGGCAGCTTCTCGTCCACCTGTGCGACGGGCTGGGATAGCAGCGCGTCGAGGTCGTCCTCGCTGATAGCGGCAGCTTCGGCCATGTCGAGGAACTCTTCCAGCGTGGCTGCGGTGCCGTCTAGTTTGACGGCGTAGCGCAGGCCACCCTCCGCATCAAAGTAGGGGAGGTTGAGGAAGTTGCCGGTATCGCCGCGCTCTACGAGTAACTTGATTTGTTTTGGAAAGATCTCGGTGCTGGCGGCGCAGCCCAGTTCACTGGCGAGTTCCTTGAGCTTGTGCTGGAGCTTTTCGGCATCCACGGCTTCGGTGAGAAACATGAAGAGGTGTCCGCCGCCCGATTTGCTGCGGCAGACGACCAAGGGAAACTGAAGCTTGTCGACGCGCTGGACAATTTCCTGATGGTCGAGAGGGTACGTGTCGATGTCGATCGCGCCCCAGAGGCAGACGTTCTCTTCGTTGATCGGCACGACGCCGATGCTCACGTCACCCTTCAGGTGGGCCTTGAAAACGGCCTTGGTCCGTGGTTCGCGGACGATTTTGTATATGCCCTGCTGCTTTCCGTTGGCGTCTTTTTTGGTGAGATCGACGGCACCATAGGCGCGGTCGAGGCCACGGAAAACGCGAGCAAATCTGTCTGTGGAATCCATAACGGAAAAGGGGGAGGATCTCTCCTCCCCCCGTTATCCCTAGAACGGCACGTCGTCTTCGGAGAGGCTACCCCCTTCCTGAACATGCTTGACTTTTACCTGTCCAGCCATGATCGACTGGGCAAAGTGCTTGGCCTCGGCGTAGAGGTTCGGGTCCTCGATCTGAGAATCCTTCGAGATCTGCCAGCCATGCCAGCTACCGTTCTTGTTTTCCTCGCCAACGGACTCAAGATGCCAGATGTGGCTCCACCTCGCCGGAGTGAACAGGTCACCATTAGCATCCTTCATCTTCAAAGTCTTGATGGCGCTGTTCCACTGCTTGGACTTTTTGAGTTGCGTGGCCTTCATGGGCAGCAGCGCCTGCTGCGTCATGCCGTCCGCATCAACAATAAGGACATAGTGCTGTGCAGTGCGTTCGAGATAACGACCACCTCCATCAACGACGTAGTCCTTGTTGTCGTCGCCGCGCTCGGTTTTGGGAAGGGCGTCTCCCGCCGAATAGATGGCATAAGGTGCGCCGGTCCCAACCCCGCGAGGCTCCCACTCGATGTGCTGAAGAGTGTAAGCGCAGTTAACCACGCGAACGCCGTCGCTGCCTTTCACGACTTCCTTGGTGACCGTGTTAAAAAGGTCGCCCGCCCTGGCGTTTTCGATGCCATCCAGTTCGGGTGACATCTTTTGGAAGAGCTTGAGGAAAGGGATTGCGAGGTCGTCGGGACCCAGATCATCCACTCCGATGCCCGCGTCCTCTGCGAACAGGTCCGTTTTCATCACGGCAACCTTCTTGCCGTTGCCGTTCTTTTTCGCCACCGCTTTTGACATTATTTAATCCTCCTCTTGATTGTCGCTCGTGTTGAAATGAAGGCTCCAAAAAGATCGAGGGGCACCGCGTCACCAGTTTCCACCCGTTCCCTGAGCCACGCTTTCAGGGTCATCGGCTCGACCTTTTCCAACTGGCTGGGAACGAATCCTTTTGAACCGCAGAGGCTTACGAACTCCTTTGCGGTATCGTCTTCCCCCCGGCCAAACGTCACCGTGACGTTGTTTTTGACAAGGTCACCGAAGTCGTGATCCCGCAACCACTTGAACGCCTCTTCCTTCCTGTCTTTTGGAATAGAAGCCGCGTAGATGGGGCTGATCGAAATTTCGGAACCATCTGTCAGGGTGAATTTTTGAAGCCCCATTTCCTCCAGAGCTTCGGGAAGGCGTTGGTCGGTGATTTCGTAAAGGGCTTTTTTATGCACCTTTAACGCTTGCTCGGTGTCGAAGATTTTTTCTTCAAGAGCAGCGGCTTCGTTGGCAAGCCGCGCAACACCGTCCAGTTCGCCCTCCTTGAGATGGTTGATCTTGTCGGCGACTACTCCGGAATCCGAAGCCATTTCTGCCAGTAAGTCATTCATAATTAACACCTTTTCCTGTTTCATTCATCGGTGGTTGACACGACCACCGCCAACGTATATATGTGAAGAACTAGGCGATTGCAAGAGAAATCTTAATGGAGTTTCAGTTTTTTACAGAGCCGTATGCGCATCAGCGCGAGGCGTTCTTGGCAAGTTGCCAAAGCGCAGTGTACGCGCTTCTGATGGACATGGGCACCGGCAAAACGAAAGTCGTCATCGACACGATGGCTTTTAACTTCGAGGAGGGCCGGATCAATTTTATTCTAGTGTCCGCTCCCAAAGGTGTCATTGCAAACTGGATCACCGAGATCGACAAGCATCTCCCGGAGCGCATCCCCAGAAAAATAGTCCTGTGGAAGCCCAACCTCACAAAGGCAAAGCGGAAGGAGTTGATGGAGCTTTACGAGGACCCCGATGGGCTCAAGATATTGCTGATGAACGTCGAGGCGTTCTCGACCAAGAAGGGCGTCGATGTCGCGGAGTTTTTCGTCAAGAAATTCAAGACTCTAATGATTGTAGACGAGTCCACCACTATAAAGAACAGAAAGGCCAAGCGCACCAAGGCGATCTGTGCCGTGGGCCGTGGGGCGGTAATGCGGCGCATTCTGACGGGATCCCCCGTCACGAAAAGCCCCATGGATTTGTACAGCCAGATGGAATTCCTGGACCCCGGCATTCTCGGCTTTCGAAGCTACTATGCTTTTCAAGGGAGGTATGCCATTGTCCAGCGCCGTACCCTGGGAAGCCATTCTTTTAACCACGTCGTCGGTTTCCGCAGGCTGGACGAATTGACTGAAAAGCTTCAGGCCCACTCTTACCGCGTCCGCAAGGAGGACTGTCTGGATTTGCCGGACAAGGTCTACATGTCGCGGAGTGTCGAGTTGACGAAGGAGCAGTCGGACGCCTACGTGCAGATGAAGCATCTGGCACTGGCGAGGCTCGACAACGGGGAAATGGCGACGACCAAGAACGTACTGACGCAGATCATGCGTCTGCAACAGATCTGTCTGGGGCACCTGACCGACGACGATGGCGTCGTCAACGAGTTGCCTTCGAACAGGTTGTCGAGCCTCCTCGACATTTGTGACGAGGTACAGGGCAAGGCGATCATATGGGCGACATGGACGCGCGACATCCGCTCGATTGCCGAGGCCCTGCGCGACCGCTTTAGCGTACCAGCGGTCGCAACGCTCCACGGGGAAACCCCTGATTCCGAGCGCCAGGAGATCGTGGAAACCTTCCAGGATCGGCAATCGGAATTACGTTTCCTCGTGGGGCACCCAAAAACCGGGGGGTTTGGCCTGACCCTTACGGCAGCCAACACCGTGATCTACTATTCCAACAGCTATGACCTTGAGTTGCGGGTCCAGAGCGAGGACCGCGCCCACCGGATAGGCCAAGAGAACAAGGTCACCTACGTGGACCTGCTGTCTCCGGATACGATAGACGAGAAGATTGTCGGGGCGCTCCGGTCCAAGATCCGGATTGCTGATCAGATTCTGGGCGAGGACGTAAGGAAGTGGCTAGACTAGATCGCTCCACGTCTTGCCGTCGAAGATCCGTGCAGAATTGCGGTTGTCACCATCAATGACGTAACTGCAATGGACCCAGCCGCTCGACGGGTCACCCTCCTTGTAGAACTCAAGGATCAACTGATCGAATTTGCAGTTCTCCTGGACCCAGAGGGCGACCTCCCTGTTGGAGATCGACGGCACTTCAAAATCGACGGCCTCTCCGGTGGTGTGCTGAGACCGGTCGGAGGAGCCTATGGCGCGGTTTAACTCCAGACAGCGGAAGCCGGAGTTGGGGATGAACGGAATGCCGTAGTGCTCCCGGACGGGTTCGAGGATCGTCTCGCACACCATGATAAGGTTTTCGACCGCCTCGTCGTCGGGTTCGTTGGCAATGCCGCGTCGTTCCGCCGTCGAGGATTTCGTCAGCTCCTGAAGCGAGAAGTGTTCCGAAAGTTTCATCCTACGAGCTGCCGGGGTTTACATGGGAGGGAGACGATGCCGCCTTTGTCGAAGCCCTGTGGGGTGAACAAGCGGTCATGCGGCCAAAGCTGCTGCCCCCTGCTCATTACGTCGGGGGAAGGTCGCCCACCAATAACAGGGGCTCCATCCATTGAAGAACCTGGAACGGCATTTCTGTTTATGGGAGTGGTCATGGGCCGTCTTGGCGGCACCTGCCGTTCCTGATTGGGAGGTGCCGAGACAGGAGCCGCTTCAGGGGGGGCCCCGGTCAAGTTGCTTATGGCGTCGGCGTGTCGCCCACGGTCTTCTTCCATCGCCTCGATATAGGCGCGAAGTTTGTTGTCCCTGTAAAGATAAGGAGCGCCCTTCTCCCAGTCCTGTTCCACCGTCATGGCCGTCGCTTCTCGTTGCGCCGGTATCAGGCCAAGAACGGAGGCTCTTTGGATAGCGTCTAATGAATACTTGGCGAGCGCGTTACCTACGAAATCAGCGGCTTTCTTGAGGCGTCCTTTACCTTCTGCATAGGTTTCTGAAGAAAAGGCTTTTGGGTCCGCAAGGACGGGTTCCACCCTCTCTTTTGTTGGCGTAACCCAATCAGGAAGTTCCCTGTACCGCTTTATCAAGGCGGCGGCTTTCACGGGATCTCTCAACGCCTCTTCGACAATTTTGTAGATCCCTTCTTCACCCACCTTTGAAAAAGTGTAACCGGCAATGCGTTTTCCCATCCCGGTTGCTACGAGGACGTTTATACCCAAGCGACCAAATATCTGTTGACCACCCATCCTGCCTGCTACACCTACCAGCTCTGATTGTCCCCAAGTAGCCCCTCTTCCTGCTAGGACATCCTGTGGCGATACTCTGGCAGTTTCCGCCAAGGTGCCTTGACGTTGGAGAGGTCCACCTTTTACGAGTTCGTGTAATAGCTCCATTGAGTTGTCATCAAAAAACCTGCGCAGGAAAGGATCCAACTCCTGTATCTTTGTGGTCAATTTTGCCGTGTCTATGCCCGGTTGCATCACGTTGTCTTTGTTGTAGTTCCGGGATGAGTCTCTCAACGCCCGCCACAGGGCCGCACGGAACCCTTCTGTAGCGAACCCGCTTTCATCTTTGGCGAGAAGGTTGGCAAGATCATCGGCCTTGCTGGCAGCAAAGGAATTTGGCCCGGTGCCCTCTATTGCAGCATTCCGGATGAATGCCTGGGCCATCTCGTCCACGTCTGCCTGGATATACTCCGAAGCAATGCGTTTGTAACGCACGGACGCAAGGTTCTCGCTAAGAAGCCGCTTTGCCATTTCTACGTCTGCAGAGGTGCCGCCTTTTTGAACCGCTGCCATTACCTGCTCTGGCGTCGGCGTTGTTAGTTTTGCACTCATTTCATCCACAGCTTGCTGCAGACCCCTTAAATTATCAAATTTTCCCCGTAAACCGTCGATCTGGTCTACAGCTTCTCCATATCTTCTTAAAAAATTGTGGACATTACGCTCGGTTGGTACGCCACTTGGCCCAACACTCTCGGCAAAGCGTCTCAGAAGCTCCGCTTCGATTACGTTCGGATCACCTTCCCTTAGAACGAAAGAGGCTTC